AGACATAGGAAACGGGTCGCGATAGACACGAACTTGTCTATTATTTCTATTTCTATTTTTATTTTTACGACCCTTTCCCTTGGAAGGATAATAATATTTTCCAGATTTTGCTCGTTTCATACCAGGTTTTTTCTTGTTGTAAAATTTTGTCATTTTTATAATTTCTACAACATTTTTATTTTTTGTATTTATTTTTTCCGCAGATTTCTGAATATCTTCATAGTCAATGAAATCTTACAAATTTTGGTATTTATCAAGATATGTCGCTACGCGACATTATATCTGACCTATAAATCACAAGAATTTGCGCGGGGTGCATATATGCACCCACATAAGCGCTGTGATTTATGAGCGGATTCATATATATTGAGCAACATATGTTTAAATAATTTTTTTTGGTACTCATAATGTAGACATTATGTAGTTTTGCCCCTACGGGGTATTTCCCTACGGGAAATAGCTCGGTTGCCGCCAAAATCCACCCCAGCCCAATTGGGTGGACGCCAATAACATAAATGTTATGACCAAATGTATCTGACCAACGAAACCAAGTCCCGTTGGTCATTTTGTAGATTGATATTTTTTTGTAGATTCTTCGATTTTTTCAATACGCTCTACCGTCCAATTTTGATATGGTTCGTGCGGATTTATGTCGTCTTCTAAGAACATACTAGCAGATTTATATTTACTGCCTACGATATAGGCATGTAGACTATCACAATTTTCTTTGCGTGCTTTCGCACTCGTAATTACGACCCATTTTTTACTTTCAAACATCATATCCGCCATAAATATGGCTACCAATTCTTTAGATATTTCTGTCATACATTTTTTTGGTTGATTTTCTTCCAACCATGCTTCAAATTCACATTTCCATCGATGAAATTTTTTATCTACTGAATTTGCTTTTTCAATTTGCGTCTGTTGCCAGTCGTGATTTGGATAATATTTTTCTCGTTTTACGGGTATTTTTTCAAACAAAAGGGTACCCCCTTTGTCTAAATATTTTTGGTAGAAATTATCATCGTATGCGATTCGAATTCCCCCTCGGAGAACCTTCTTGGCCGCTGGCGACCATTCCGGATCGAATTTTTCCTGTAATCTTTCCCAAGCTCTAGCTATCGTCCCTTTTTCTGACTCTTTTTCTATCCAAATCTGTATATGAATATGTCGAGCTTCGTCTTCCATTTCTGCTACTGCGTATGCGTAGTCGTATTTTTTACATTTGGCAATTATTGCTTTTTCTAAGGGTCCCCCACATGAAATTCCATTTTTAGGGCGAATTGTTATACAAAATGAATTAAATTTAGTCGTCTGTGTGTCCATATCTTTTTATGATATGAATATACATTTTATTTTTAAATAGTTTATTTATCGAAAAAATTAAATTTAAGATTGATTCAAAGACACCAAATCGTGTAACTGAACATCGAAATCTATCGTACCATAGACGGAAACTGGAGCATGAGATGAACCAGCAACTGTCGTAAGCGGAGAGACAAAGAGATGACAATATACCGGATCCGATTTTGGTGCTGTTCCTGGCTCTGAATTGGCAACTAATAAATTGTCTTCTTTGTAATCGGACCATGTCTTGCCATTTTTAACTTTAGAAAATTTATACGGATTGACGGCACATTTTAAATTTACGAATCCATCCTTCCGTAGCGTTCTGTACTTGAACTGAGCTGATTTTGGATTCAAGCAACCACTTTTAGCTTGTTCTATGAGTTTTTCAAATGTAGGAAGATTTCCTCCAGTTGTGAGCAAAGATGCGGGTAAATCGTCTCCATCGCTTGTTACAAAACCGACTCTACAAGGAGTATTATCTGCTATCTGATTCTGTGTTTGTCCTGAGCCAATATCTACGACTGTCTCGTAAGCCATTGGATGTTCAAATGCGAAATTTACATTCATTCTTGCGTATGTAACCATATATTTTCTGTAAATTGTCATCAACTGGTCGAAGCCCATAGGCTGATGGTTCTGTCTTGAACTTGTTCCAGAAACTGGATTTGTACTGAGAACTGTTTTATCTGGGTCGTAGCAAGAATTTAACAAAAATGTCTGTTTTGCTATACTAAACCCTCCTGTACTGGTGAATCCAGGAGTCACTGTAGTCCTGAAAGCGTATGATAATCTACGGCGTGTAGACATAGGAAACGGGTCGCGATAGACACGAACTTGTCTATTATTTCTATTTCTATTTTTATTTTTACGACCCTTTCCCTTGGAAGGATAATAATATTTTCCAGATT